TTTCAGCGTTATATGTTATTTCAAATAAAGCTGATGCCATAGCAGAGCTTGCAGCATTTTGTTTAAACTCTCTAAAATCATCAGGATCACTTAAATCATATTTTATAATTGCCTTTGCCATAATTTTTTATTTAATATTTGAGTATAAAATAGTAGGATTGTTTTTTTTAATCTCAACCTTATAACATACGTCTTGGTAGGTTAAAAATTGCCGAGTGTTGAAAGGTCTTGTAATAATATGTGCCCCATTTGGTGTAGGAATATCTCCTACAATGTTTCTTCCATTGGGAGCACAGTCATTAATTACAGTTTTAATTCTAAGGACATCATTAATAGAGACATTTTTATAATCTACATTTACTACCCAGATTTCTATGTTAGAATTTAGGTCATCAATAGACTCCTGGACTAACATAGAGTAATCTAATTCTTGTTTTTCTAATTTTTTAGAAAGGGTTTCTAATATTTTATACCCTAGTTTTTCTTTAGAGTAAGATCCTAATTTTATATATACACTAGCGTCTAAACAATCAGAAATATGTTTCATTTCTTTATAATCAGTTAGTAAACTTTGTAAATTATCTATCATGTAATGTTTAATTACTTGATTGTTAGAATTTTTTTTAATAAGTATTTCATAAAAGCTAGTATTTTGAAATACTAATAAAGGAATTATATTTTCTAAATTGTCTATCATTTTAAATTAAGGTTAAAAGGTAAGAAGAAAGTTTATATCCCACAAAAGCACCTAGCGCAGATGGGTAAGGAAAAATTACTAGTTTACCTAAATCGGTAATATATTTAGGTCTATTTAAAACTCTACTTAAAAATGTGTAATAAACTATATAAGACAACAAGACAGCAATATCGGATTTAGTAGAAACAAAAACTATTATTATAGAGGCCAAAAAACCCCAAGTAAAATTATCTCTAACTCCTTCCCATATTTCCTGCCTTGTAGCGTCTTTATATTCTTTTACAATCTTATTTAGTGGTTGCTTTCTTGGCATCTTTTTTTACCTTTGGTTTAACTGGGGTAGGTTTCTCACAATCATCTAAAGCAGCCTTAAACTTATCTAGTTCTCTTAAAGTTTCTTCATAGAAAATAATTGATTCTAGTAAATATTCTCTGTATTGTTTATTAATTTTTTTATTAGCTCTAAGGAGATAATAAATTGTGGCTAACGCTAATGTGTTAGTTAATAATAGTGTGCATTCAAATAGTGTCATAATAAATAATTTTAATTTTGTGTAAAGATAGTGATTTTTTAAGAAACAATGGTAATTAATTTTTTTAGCTTTGATATTCTAGTTTGTATCATCTCCAAAGCTACAGGAGATAAATCTTTTTGAATGTCTTTTTCCAATTCAACCAATGTATTCTCATAATTTTTTTTGTTAATACTTCTAGTAATAAGGGCCGTATCCTCATTATTTATTGAGTACATTGTCTTCCCTTCTCTACTACCTACTGCGGTAATAAGACATCTTTCTTCCAGTTCTTTCAGTCTCCCCGTTACAGAGCATTTGTCTCTTAGTTTTAAAATTTCTTTTATATCTTCACTAGACAGATTTCCAGATTCTTTTAAGCAATTAAAAACTTGCTGTTGTTTTAGGCCCAGATCCTTTATAATTTCTTTGTAAGAATTATTTCTATTTGTTATACTTATAGTGCTCATAATTTATTTTTTAGTTTATTAAATACCCGTACTGCCATAGCCACCAGCTCCTCTATCAGAATCAGAAAGTTCATCAACAACTTCCCACTCCACTTCAGGGTAAGGCATAATTATTAATTGTCCCACTCTCTCGCCCTTTAAATAAATTTGTTCATTTTTTATTTCTTCGCTTTGTAAGAAGTATTGGTAATTAGGTTTGTATTTAAACATAATTTCTCCTCTATACCCTGAATCTAAGATTCCTGCGTGATTGGTGAGTATTAGAGATTTTTTTGCTACAGAAGATCTTGGCACCAGTAGACCAAAAAATCCTTCAGGTATTTCTACAGCTAATCCTGTTTTGTAAACATAGCACCCTGAAGCATCTAAAAGAGCTTCCGTGCAAGTCAGGTCCATTCCAGCATCACCTGGTTTTCCGTAAGAAGGTATTACTGCAAGTTCATTTAATTTTTTTATTTTTACTATCATTTATATTAATTTTTATTTGTTAAAATAACATTGTCTCTTGAAAATTTTTCTTTTATAACTTCTCTTAAAGGCTCAACTCCTAACTCTTTTATAACATCAGAAGGATCTGTTTGCCTCCAATCGGAAGGATTGTTAATATACTTTAATCTGTTATCAATTTCTAAAGTCAATAGTCTCGAGAATTTCTTGCCAGCTTCATCATTGTTCAAATATACATAAACCTGATCAAACTTACTAAATAATTCGTCAATTATAGGTAGCAATATTTTGTAACTGTTTTCTGAAGGCAGATTAAACGCATCATATCCTAAAGAATCTAAGCACATAGTGTCCTTTAAAGAAGAAGTGATAAAGCATACATTTGTTTTATATTCAAGTTGAGGGAACCCCTCTAGCACTGCTTTAATTGTTCTCCACTTTTGCATAGGAAGCCCTATGGGATTATACACTTTAAAAAGTTGATTGTGTTGGTAGTAACCAAATATAGGATTATACTCGCTACTAGAATAGTTTAATATTCCATTTCTTAAAACGAATTTTACAGGACATACATCATATTTTTTTAATATAGCCTCTGTTATACCAAATTTTTTCCAGTAGTTAATATCTTCCTTTGCAAAGAAGGGTTTCTTTATTACAGAATAATTTATCTTCTCTTCTACTTGTTGAGTGTATGTATTGATAGCGGGAGAAGAAGAAAGGGGTGTTACTGCCACCCCTTTGTTTTCTCCTGAAAACCCTCCTTTCACTCTATTAGTGTACTTTAAATCATAATTTATTTTTGTAATAGCTTCTTTATTAGTTAAGTTATACTTTTGCGATACAAAAGAAATGCAGTCAGAATGTGTAGGATGATTGGCCCAATCTATGAATAAAATCTTATCATTAATAACCTTAAAATAGCATTTTGGTGATTTGTCTGATCTTAAAGGATTACTATAGGTGCCCTTGGCTTCCCAACTTCCAAAATAGTTTCTCCATATATCGCTCTGTTGATCTAAAGTGAACATAATTATTGATTAAAATGGAAGGTCATCTGAAAATCCCATGTCATTTGAAGCAGAAGTCATTGTCATATCTGCCTCTTCTGACATTAATTCATTTGGGTCAAACTCTAAGAAATTAGCTGTAATAGGGGCGATATTCTTTTTGAAAGAAGAATACTCTCCTTTTAGAGCATTGATAATTTTATCAAAGTTTTTAGCTCCTGGGTAATCTTTTATGAAAGCCTTTGTGTAAATATCCATATCATAATATGTTTTTCCGTTGCTTTCACTTGAACGAATACCTACATAAACTCTTATTCCTCTTCCCTCTTCAAATAAAGGATTGATGTCAGAATAATCTTGCTTAAACAATTTCTCTAATGGGAGGAAAATACTTGGAACATCTCCATCTCTCATAGTGTATTTTGACAAATCAGTTTCCCAGTTTTTCAAGTTGATGAAAAAATCCACTACAGTGTCTTCCCCAACCATAGCTTTTCTTTGGTTTTCCCCGTAGTACCACATTTTGTTTTTATTCATAACGGAAGGATCTTCATTGTAGGAAGTAAGACCTTGGCCATTAATGTATTTTTGCTTTCCACTTCTTGAAATATCGTGTCTAGCTTCTAACCAAAATGTAATCTTTGTTTTTGTGTTTTCGGCTTGTGGAAGAGTTCCCCAAATATCAAGCTTTAATACTCTCACTTGTTTTCCATCTAAATCTTTTGTAGTTAGATATTCAGGTTCTTTTTCCAAATCTCTGCCTAAGAATTCAGATAGGGTAGATTTGTTTGGATTAATCATACTAGGAATAAAGGTAGATACTCCGTAGAATAATTTTTTGGCACCTCCGCCAGTTGAAATTTTGACATTACTGTTCATGTTAAATTGTTTTAAAAATTAAAAAATATTGTTTGTGTGTGTTATTAAATAAAAATCTTTTCCCAATGTGTCTCTAGTTTATCATCGTTGACAAGTTCTGAGATTTCAAACTCCTTATTTCTAAGATGCTTACATCTTGTACCTCCTACAATTTCTTCAGAGTGGATAAATGAAAGCATATTTATATTAGGTTTTTCTGTATTTCTATACATGTAACCAATTGCATCTACTCTTAGAGCAAGTAAATCTTTCAACTTACCTTCAAGGTTCAATTCTTTAATTGTTTGTCCTGAAGTAGATATTGACTTATCTGCAACGTGTCCTACAATAATAAGCGTATCGCAAAATCTTGTAAAGAACTCCATGATTTTAAACAAGGCTTCTCTTTTATATACTTGGCCCTTTCCATACTCCAATCTATCAATATCAAAGTCAGCGGCCTCACTTTTGCCTGTATCTTTGTTATAGGTTCTCACTGCTAATTGATTCAATAGTTTCTCTTTCAAAGAAGTAACCGTATCAAGTGTAATAAACTTGTAATGAGGTTTTTCTTTGTGGAAAAGCTGGGCTAATTCATCAAACTGTTGCAATGAGTCTATGTTAATCCTCATGGATTCATAGAAATCGGCACCATGCTCGAAGTTAATAATGAGATTACCCTCCAACTCACTGAGTGCATGGGTTTTCCCTGTCTTTTTCTGGCTAAAAATAACCATTGTTCTTGGATTCACAACTGATGCTGGAATCTTTTGTGTTGGCAATGTTAAATTACTCATCTTTTAAAATTGTTTTTTTATAGGTTAATAATTGGTTTAAATTTTGGGTGTCATCATGTTTTGGCATACTAAAAAAACTAAAGCCTTTGGGGTTGAAGAATAGAGGTTCTGCAACTCCTGTTCTACCAAATCTGTTTTTACAAATGTGAATAGTTCTAAAGCATTCTTCAAATCCGTCAGTTCTGTCAGAGTTTAAAATCTGATACTTATAGTAATTTGTCATCTTATGTTTATATGGAGAAAACAAACCTATTATAACTTGGTAAGATCTTGCCACTTTGATATTATCTCCTAGCTTCTGTGGTTCTGGTTCAAGCTTGCCTGCTTTAAAGTGATTCAAATCTCCTGCGGCCATTTGCTGTTGTTGTACACAGCATACATGCCATTTCCAATGCTTTGAAACTTGTTTTCTCATGTAGGTATTTACAAGTCTATCTATACATCCTGAAAGGTCAAGAGACATTCCTAGCTCATTTTTTTCTAATTCCAAAATGTTTACGTTATCTATAACTACTGCCACTATTGCATTAGGATCATTTTGCGTGTAATGGCTATAAACATTAATTTTTTTTCCTCCACTAATTTCTTTTTCTTTATAATGGTGCTCTCCTATTTCTTTTGAATATTCTTGGCAAGTTTTATAAATACCTGTAGCATGTCCAGTATGATCGTCAAATTTAGTAAAATCCTTTACAGTGTTGAAGTATTTTTGAACAGGATCTGATTTTATCATAGAAATTATTTCTTCTGAAATAGGATCTATTCTGCTCAATAGTTCATCCTGTGTGCAATTTTTATGGTAGTATTTAGCAATTGCATATTGAAGGATACTGATATGAAATTCTTCCTCGGATTCTTCTAAACCAAACCATAGACATTTATAGTTAAAATACTTAAAAGAAGGATCGTCTAAAATATAATCCGCAACACTAAATAAATATATATACTTTGCCAAAGACGTTTTACCCACAGATGTTTCAGCGGTAATACAAACCATAGCACCTGGAAATATACCACTAAATGCTTTTCTTGTGCCGTTGAATGGCATAGGAATAGAATTAATATGTCCTTGTATTAATGAATCC